GCGGCAAATTCGCCGAGCCATTCGAGCACGCCCCAGAAATGGGCTTCGACATCGGCCCACAATTCATCGCCCCAAGTCTCGATTGCCTTCCACGCATCAATGATCGGCTGCGGGATGAATTGACCAATAAACCCGCCAAGCCAAGTGATGGCTTTGTCAAACGTCTTCTTGGGCTCGTTCCACAGGTCGATGAAAAATTTCTTGATCGGTTCCCAGTATTTATAAATCAGGTATGCCGCGACGGCGATGGCGACGATGGCGGCGATAAACCAGCCGATCGGGGTCGCGGCCAGGGCGGCTGAAAAGCCTTTGATGGCGGCACCCAGCGCCGGAAAGACGGTGGTCAGCCCGGTAACGGCGGCCAGCTTCCCGACCATGGCCAGGCCGAGCTGGGTAAATGCCAGGGCAACCTTCCCCAGGGCGATAATCAGTCCTTTGTTGAGATAGGCAACCAGGCCGATCAGGACATTTTCCCAGCCGCCGAGTTTTTGCGCTATCCAGTCGAGCCCTTTGACAAAGGACTTGATCCCCCCGTAAATCCCTTTCCAGTCGATCGACTTGATGATTTCTCCGAACCGCTTCACAAAAGCGGTGACCTCGGTCTGGATGATCTCTTTGTTGGCGAGCACCCATTCCTTCATTGACTTGAGCAGCGGCTCGACTGCCGGCAGCAGGGCGGCGAAGATCGAATTTTTAACGCCGGTGATCGACTTATTGAAATTGAGCCAGGCATCGGCCGCCTTCTCGGCCAGGGCAGCGTCTTCATTGGTGATAATGCCGAGGCGCACTGCCTCCGCCATCATCTCTTCCATGCCGATCTTGCCGTCCACGAACATATTGATCAGATCGCCGCCAGCCTTGCCGAAGAGCTGCATCGCCACGGAGTTGCGCAGCACCGGGTTTTCGTTTTTCTTAAAGCCCTCGGCAACCTTGGGCAGGATTGCAGCGAGATCACCGGCTTTGATCTCGGCCATGGTGATGCCCATCTTGCGCAAAATCGGCGTGATCTTGGCTGCGGCTTTGCCGCCGGCACCGGCAGTCGCCAGAGTTTTCATGAATTTGCCGAGTGCGCTTTGGGCAGTTGACACATCAACCCCGGAGCGCTCGGCGACATAGTTGAACTGCTGGATATATTCGGCAGTGGTGCCGAAGCGCCGCGCCGTCTTGGCCAGCTTGTCGCCGGTCTCGATGAAAGACTTCATCCCGGCAACCGCGCCCCCGAGGGAAGCGATGCCGCCCAGAGCCAGCAGCGGCCCGGCCAGCCGGCCGATGTGACCGACCAGGCCACCGATCGAGGAGGAGACGCCCCGGACGCCTGCGGTGATGCCGCCGAACTTGACGGCATTCATCCGGAAAAAGGCGTTGCCGGTGCCGGTGGCAGCCTTGCCGGCGCCGGTGATCGCGCTGGTGATGCCGCGCAGTGGTCCGGTCGCCTGGTCGACGACGCGGGCAATCGCAGAAATGTCGATCTTATCGGCCATCGCTGTTGTTGCGCTCTAATTCATCGAGGATGCGCCGGGTCTGCTGCTCGTACAGCACCAGTTCATCGAGGGTCAGCTCTAGTGCGTTCCTAGGGTTCCATTTCCAGATAAAAGCGAGGTCGAAGGCTCGCTCGGTGAGTCCTCCTCCTCCGGCTCGCCGAAAAAACGCATCAGGCCCGCCATGCACGAGTTCCAGTCACGCATGCTCAAGGCCTTGACCGAGGATGGCGGGATGTTGCCGAGGCGCGCGATCAGAGCCGAAATCGCGGTTGGGTCCGGCCCGCCGCCGCCGCCGGCCAGGCCCTTGATCGGGTAGCCGCACAACTCGACGTCAGCCGGGGTCGGGTCGCGCATCTCGATCTGGCTGCGCAATTCGCCATGCGCGGTGATCGGAGTCTTCAGCTCGATAATCACAAGATTTCCTCTCCGGCCATGCCTTCCCAGCGCACCGTCGCCTGGCCATCGGCGGCGTTGAACTCGCGCGCGGTCGAGGTCCAGGCGTTGCGCAGAACGTATTGCTTGCCGTTGGCCAGCTCGGCAGTGACCGTAACGTCACTCATGCGCTGGATGGTGATCAGCGACAGGCCGGCAAGGTCTGAGAAATCGCCTTCGATCCACGGCACCCGGGGCCGCTCGATATAGCCGTGAATGCCGTCTTGGCCGGCGATCCCTTCGCGCTCGATGGTGTCGATCGAGACTGTGAGATTGCCGCGCAGTGGGTATTGCTGACCGTCGACGTAGACATAGGAGACGCCAGCCACGCGTTGGGAAGCCATGCAATAAATCCCTCCTTTTCAAAAGTAGTGGCGTTAGGCAGCAGCGAGCGCCGGCGACGGCGTTGCGGAGCGCAACCGGAACTCGACCAGCATCGCGAAGATGCGCAGCTGATTGACCAGATCTGGCGGCAACAGGACGTTGACCCGGTTCGGGTCGATCGGGTCGCGCTCGACTACCAGGAAGCGCTTGAAGGCGTCCATGTTCTCGCAGATCCCCATTTCGATCATTTCCGAATAGGCGGCGATCAGCTCCGCGCGGATGATGCGCGGAGTCACGATCGCCTGGCCGAGGCCGAACGGGGTGCCGTCATTGGCCAGCTTATGCCGGGGAAACTTCGACAAGATGCGGTTGCGCAGAAACCGGATGATAAACATCAGGGTCAGAGGGGTCTGTACATCGAGCCAACTCGGGTCTGGCTGGTTCCACTGATTGACCTGGTAAGTCGTCACGCAGCGCTGGATCGCGACGGCGCCGCCGGCCTCCTGCTCGGTCGCTATCCCGCTATACAGCAGAGTATTCGAGGCATTGATGCCGAACTTGGCACTGCGTCCGGACGGTAGCACGCCGGCCATGGTCAGGGTCTGCAATGGCCTTGCCGGGTCGATCCGCATCGAGGTCGCGGCCTGAGCGCATAGGGCCGCCGCGCGCCGCCAGGAAACTGTCGGGCTGGTGGGAAAGCCGAGGATCGAGGTGTGCGGATCGTTCCGGGTCTTGCCGAAGGTAACCAGGGTGTTCAGGTCACCCATCCGGGCATGGAACGCATGACCGTAGATCTGCCGTGACCAGCTCCAGCGCCCGGTGATGTCGTTCAGCGCGTCGCGGATCAGATCGAGCGAGGCGGCATCCGTGTACGGTGTGGCGATGAAATCATATTCGTCGTCGCCCATCGCGGCGATCGCCGGCGCGAGGTCGGTCAGGCCAGTGCCTACGATACGGGTCATGCCGACAGTCACGCCCAGCGGCGTCGACTCGCCGCCAGCCAGGCCGCGTACGTTGAGCTGGATCTGGAGTTCGTTCCCGACCATGCCCCTGCTCTTCATCGACAGCACGAGGACCGTCTCGTCGGTGTCGCTGACATCAGGAGCAGCCGCACTCATCATGCAGAAGGCATCGCCGTTGATCGCGGCGTGCAGCCGAGTGGCGATTGCGACATGATCATCTCCCATGCCCGCTGACACCGCATAGCGGTCGCCGCCGATATAGACCGCCAGGTTTCCCGGTGCGGTTGCCATTCCCTCGACGGTCAGAGTAGTGGTCATCGCCGTCCCGGTCGTCGGATCGGCCTGGGGGATGCACCACAGCGAGCCATAGCTGTCATTGCGCCGGTAGAAGTCCACCATGTCGGTCAGGATCGCGCCGGGCCCGAACAGGCCCACCGCATCATCCCGATCGCGCACCAGAACGGGCTCCAGCGGGGTCGCCATGGCTGCCGGCAGCATCGGCCCGATCAGCAGGGCCGGCTGGAGCTGCTGGAGGTAAGAGGCCTCGCGGTTCGAAACCTCTGCATAAAACAGCGGAACGCGAATGTTCGACGGGATGCGCTCAAAGGAAACTGCCATGGTTCAGTCCTCAGTCTGTAGTGGAGCGGGGCGCTTCATCGGTACGTCCGCCTCGATACGGCCGTCAGGGCCGGGGTACCGGAGGTTGGGGTCGGCTGCCGGACGGATCACGTCGATTTCCATGTGGACTTCCTCGAGAGTGTCGGGGATCCGCGGCTCGTAATATTCACTGATCGTCAAGGAGAAGCTGAGGGTGGCGACGGTGGTGCGGCTCTCGCCCTCGATGTTCCGGTCAATGTCCGTGCTCATCGCCGTGATCTGCTCATAACTGACCAGCCACTCCGGATCGCCTAGCAGCCAATCCTTGACGTCGTCGCAGAGCTGGTCGACGCGCTCGGCCGATCTCGCATCGGTGATATCTTCGGCAATGATCTGAATGACCAGGGTCGTGGTCGTCAGAAAGTCTGGAATGTTGATTGACCGGCCGACCGAGTTTTGTGAGCTGTAGACCCGCGCCGCCGGCAGCATCGCGCGGGTGATCTGCGCCTGGCGTGAATCAAAGATCCGGCGGAATTGCGCAAGCTGCTCTAGCCTCCGGCAGGTGTCCTGCCGCAAGCGCGCCACATAGGAGACTGTAATACCGGTGC